CGATCTTCTTTAGTTTTCTAGGAGCAGACCACTGTTTTAAAGCACGAATAATCATTCTAACATTATGTGCCTCTAGGGGATCTCTAGGGCTCATTGTCCATTGAAATTCAAATGATCTTATATCTACTCCAGAGAATAGTAGTTCTGTGTTGGAGTTAGCAATAACACCAGTACTTCTCTGTAATATATCTTCAGGAGAAACATCAACTCCTTGATCTGCAGCCAACTGACTAACTTGTTGTGCCATCATGTCAGTTCTACCACTAGATTGTGTGGCAATATCTATTTTTTGAGATAGTTTTCTTAATGTACCACCCCAACCAAATAGGTCACCTGTTAACCAACTACCAATAGCATTCTTTCCAGATTGTTGGATAGCACCCATTGTTTTGGTGTTCATGTCTTTTTTAGACCATTCTCTTGAGTTATTTTCAGTAACATTATTAGGCATGGGTAGCTTAATCCCTGCCCCTAATTTATGTTGATATGGTGAACGTCTTTTTATACCATATGCCAAACCAGAATCTCTTTTTTTGCCTGGTTGGAGTAGACCTGCTCCTTCGGATCCACTTAATGCCTCTTGGTATGGAGGTTGATATGCATAACATTGAATGAAGAAATGATCTTGATTAGCTGCCATATCCATAGGATATTTCACTATCCTTTTGAACATCGAATCTTCACCATTCAACATTGCCTCTTTAGTGGCATCTGTTACTACTTGTGCTTGACCTCTGCCCCTACCTGTTAGATCATAAAAAGTTCCAGCAATATCAGCAACCCCACTCCAGACATTACTTGCATGATTTGTATATGCAGTCCACATGTTACCTTCTTTCTCATTACTGGCTTCAATTACTAGACCTTTTTTTACCTCTTCATTCTTTGTACTTAGGAAATCTCCATATGATTCTTCAATTTCGTCTGTATATCCATCTGTTCTCATCCATGCTTGTTTAGGTTCTCCTGTAGCCTCTACATAATTGGATACTGCTACTTGAGTATCCTCATGCATATTCTTTTGGTCTTCTGGACTTAGATATTCTTTATTTGCTTGTCCATTGACTATTGGTGGAGTTATTTCTGCTTGATCTACTTTTCCGTTGGTGTATATTGGCGCTCTGTTAAGTTTTAATTGACCTTGATCATCTACTGGTCTAATTGTAGTATCGCTACCTCTCTTATGGAATGTCTTATATTCTTCTACAGTACCGTCTGGTTTACCTTGTTGGATTTTATGTCCAGTATCTATTTCAGCACCAAATTCAGAGTCGGGTATTAACCTTGCTCTGTCTTCTGCTGTAATTTTTCTAGAACCGTATGCAGCCATTATGCTCGCCAGTTGAATGCTCTGTGTTTAGGGTACTTTCTTCCAGTTTTATGTATAAATTTTTCAGTGGGCAAAAGGGATATTGCACCCCAATCTTCATCATCAGGTACTCTATGTTGATTTCCTATACCAGAATAGTGATACTTATGTAAACTATTTTTAGGCACAGTCGTACCTTTATTTAGTAAGCCATTCGCAACAGCGTCTCTATAATCGGGATTTATATAATGTAAGTTACATCCTAACCACCCATCCCTGTCCATTCTTAATACAACTGCTAGGGGTTGAACATCCCAAAATTCATATTTGTCTGGGTGTGTTACACCATAGGAAAAGAAGTACATACCATACCTTTCAAATCCTGATGTGTCACTTAGACTGGTTTCGCTTTCTTGTTTAGCTGACAAGGCACCTTCTAATTGTGAGACATACCAGTCTCCACTTCTGAATTTACCGCCTGCTGCGTTTTTAATGTCTTCTGCGATCATACTATTCCTAGTTCTTTTTCGGTCATGATTTTGAATTCATATTTTCTATCAGCACAGTAGGACTCTGCTGCTTTCCACTTTGCCTGATTAACAACGTATGTTTGTACTTCATATGCCCATGATTTAGTTCTCTTTTTAGGATTTTTCTTGGGCATTTTTAGTTGTTTTGCTGGTTTAACTTCAATAACCACATTTCTCATTTTGCCATGTGCGTCTCTATATTTGATAAAGAAGTCTGGAAAGTACCTATGTACTCTGTTATCTAATGGACTCTTATAAGGAATCCAAAATTCTTCTGATTGCCATTGACTTATACTTTCAGTTAGATCGCAATATTCCATGAACTTTTTCTCCCAAAGTGACCTATAAATGATCCCCGTCGGATCACCTTTGTACTTCTTTGGTCGTTTTGGACGAAATTTCCCCTTATAAGCCATAAAAACTCATATACATAGTATGATAGAAGTCATATTTTATTTAGATGGCCCAACTTCAAAAAAAGTATTTCCCTAAAGATCAGTTAGTAGCGAGAGCAACAACTTCTGATCTTCAGCCTGGATATGAGGCTATATTAGACGAAGGTGATAAGGATAAGTTTAGTTCAATGTTGTATAATAAGGACTCCTTTTCTGAAATGCAAAGTTTTCAGAATGCTTTGGGAGCTCCTGCTTTATCAAACTTCTTTAAAGTATCAATGGATCTGGCTCCAGAGAGTCCAAAACCCGTAAGGAATTTTCCTAATGATCAGAATAGTGTAACGATAACTGAATCAGAGGAAAAGGTTGTAGCTAATGGTTTAAATGAATGGTTGACTAGTGCTGGTGTTCTTGGCCCTAATGATCCAAAGATTAGATATGAATTATTGGCGAATGAAGCGATGTTGCCTGGCACATCTATGCAAGTGGTTCAGCAACAAGGCGATAGACAAGGAATAAGAGAGAGATTTGCTACACAAAGACAATATACAGATATTTCTATAAGTTTTTATGTTTCTTCTGATTATAAGATCTTGAGATTATTCCAAGAGTGGATTAATTTCATGAATCCTTTATATGTTACTCCACAGGGATTGAAAGCTCCAACTGCATTTCCTGGCGGATATCCCAATAATGATGAGGGTTATGCCTATCACAGGTTTAGGTATCCAATTGAATATAAGAAGAATATATCAGTTACTAAGTTTGAAAGAAATATGGGAACTGGTAAGGAGAGAGGTGGTAGACACAATTTATCTGTTATAGAATCTAGGAGAGGTGTAGATTATACACCTGATGCTATCAGTTATAACTTTATAAATGCGTTTCCCATATCCATACAGGATATTCCATTAAACTATCAGGCTGGACAAGTATTACAATGTCAAGTAGAATTTAGTTACGATAGGTATTATATTGTTAATAATACTGGTCTACCTCAAGGAGATAGTTCTGGTGGTGGTGGGTTGCAAAGTAGTGGTTCTAATAAAGCTGGATCTTCTCCAATCCAAACCGCTTAAAACCCTGATATATACAATACTGAATAAATTATTATGCCTTTACCAACCATTACTACGGCTCAATATGAGTTGAAGTTGCCTTCTACAGGGAAGACTATCAAGTACAGACCATTTCTTGTAAAAGAAGAGAAGATTCTAATACTTTCGCTGGAATCCGAAGATCAAAAACTAATTACCAATGCTGTCAAACAAGTTTTAAAGGCTTGTGTATTGACTAAGGGTATTAAGATCGATCAACTACCAAGTTTTGATATCGAATATCTATTCTTAAATATTCGTGGCAAATCTGTTGGTGAATCGATTGAACTCCTTGTTACATGTGGTGATGATGGCAAGACTGAAGTTCCTGTCAATGTCAACATTGATGATATAGAGGTTCGTAAAGATCCAAATCACACTCCAGATATTGAAATCGATGAAGATTATAAAGTGAGGATGAAGTATCCCTCAATGAGTCAATTCATAGAGACTAACTTCAATCAAGATGATGAGGATGCAGTTGAAAAATCATTTGAAATAATTTCCTCATGTGTTGATAGTGTTTATAACGATGAAGATGTCTGGGCAGCTTCCGATTGTACTAAAAAGGAAGTTAATGACTGGGTGCAATCTCTTACATCTGCACAGTTTGCTAAGATTGAGGGGTTCTTTGATACTATGCCTAGGTTATCTCATACTCTTGAAGTTGTTAATCCTAATACTAAGAAGAAGAATACCATTGAATTAGAGGGTCTAACAGATTTTTTCGGTTAAGTATGTCTCATATTGATCTTGAGACATACTTCAGAATCAACTTTGCTCTCATGCAGTACCATAAATATTCATTATGGGAAGTAGAAAATCTCTGTCCTTGGGAAAGAGACATCTACGTTGGTCTTCTTAGATTACATATTGAGGAAGAAAACCTAAAACAAAAAGCTCGAGAAGCACAAGCAGCTAATGGCTAAATTTTCATCAAAAGCATTTAAAGCACCCAAACTTGGTGGTGCGTCTAAAGTTAAGAGGAAAACTGGCCTTGTTAAAAACGCTAAGGCCAGTAGAAAGAGCATATATGGAGCCAAAGGCGGTGCGATAAAAGGTAAGAATATATTAAAAGGTACTGGTAAGAAGATTGGGCCTATTAGACCAGACCTTAAACAAGGTGGTATAAAGAAGATTAATAGATTAGTAGAGACTAAAGTTCAGAACCTTGTTCCAAAACTATCACAAAAGATTGAAGCCAAAGTAGATTCCTTTGATCCTAGTAAGTTCATGGGTAAGATCTTTGATGGTGGATTGAATTCATTGAGAGGATTTGGATCCAGTCTTGATGGAATGAAGGGTTCTCTTCAGGGTACAGTTGATTTTCTTGGTAGGGCAACGGAGTTAGCGAATAAGTTTGTAGACAAATTAGGAAAGGTTAAGAGTAAGAAAGGTGGTGGTGGATTCTTTGG